CGACGTTCCTGAAGGTGTGTGTCACTAACAACGTTGCGCGTCATCAAGCTGTCTGAGATGTCAAGATAACCGAAAGAGGACGAGGTTGTCCTCGAACGCATCTCATCCGACATGACTTGCGGTGTGACAAGTTCATCCAGACAGAACGGTTTGATGTCGCGCGCGGCAAGTGCGCCGACGTAGGGAATGTGATCCCAGTCGCCACCACCAACAAAAGCATCCCTGAGAACATGATCACCGAAAACGAACGTGACGGTGGTCGCACGCGTCAAAGCCACAATGCGAGCGCCAGGACGATTGAAGTACCACATAGCCTGAGCATTTGAAACATCGCCGGCAAGAACGACGCTGGTAGCGCGCATGCCTTGAGAACTGCCGATTGTGACTGCATCTCGACCACGGAAACTAAGCGCCTGATGCAGATGTGCTTTAAGATACATGTCGGCAAGTGGGAATGCACCGGCGCAGTCGGCACGTGGCACAAACACAATCGACCGCGGCCTAGGAGAACGTGTTTGGGCAAAAGCGCGGAAGGCATCGAACGGTAAAAGGCTGTGATAGATCGAAAACGCGTCATGAGGCACTGCATTGGCAACCGGCATGTGAAATCTACGCGAGACAAAAAGCTCATGAGTCACGTGAGGAAGACCATCTTCGCTAACACGTTGCGTATGATCGCCAAGTAAGACAAGCTTTGCATTAAACCATTGTGCGATACAACTCCAAGCTACCAAAGTCTGCATGTCCATCGCAAAGGCTTCGTCAACAATGACGTATTGATACCTGTACGTATAGCGTGGCACGCAATGTTGCGTGATTACAGTGAAACGCTGGTCAGCCAGTTGTCGCCATTCCGCAGCCAAAGCGTTGGACGGCACAACGACGAGAACATGCTGCAAGTCGCGATGAACAAAATACTGCCGAAGCAAAGTTGATTTGGCAGAAGAAGCAACACCAGACAACACGAGCTGAGGCCAACGAGCAGGACCCCGGACCAACCGCGATTCAAAGAAGTTACGCAAATGCCTGTCAAGGTCATCATCACCGCGTGGCACATTAAAGGAGTTTGGACGAGGCATGACACGCGTTACAGTGGGATACAAAGCGATGTCGAGTAGCTGGAACAAACCGCGATCAGGAAGGCAAGTAAGGAAACGGCCGCCGCCCAGATTGTGCGCGGCGAGGAACGCTCCCTCATTCGCAAATTGATCATAAAATGCGTCAGCACCTCTAGTCC